AGGGCGAGCGTTATCTTCAGACAGTTGATGAAGTGAAAAAGTTATTTGAGTAACTGGAGAATATATTCCCCTGCCGTTTTTGGTAGGGGTTATTTTCACCATATAGTTTCCAAGCCGAAACCTCAGCAACTATTGCGAGGTAAGAGATATGAAGATGGATGAACGATACAGCAGTGCATCTTATGGTAGCGCTGGTCTTGCTGCGTTCTTTGCCAGCCTGTCATTGCAGGATTGGGGCTTCATTATCGGTGTCGCGTTCAGCATTATCCTCGGTGTGCTTACATACCGGCTCAATAAACGCGAGCAGATGAAGCGCACGAAGATATTGCAGGACATATTGGATAAAACTAATACCAATAATCTTTCTGCTACAGCGATGGTTATTGGAGAGCTGGGGAAGAGAGCACCGAAGGAAATATGATGCAGTCATCATTACGCAAAGCTGTCACAGCTGCTATTGGTGGCGGGGCTATTGCCATAGCGTCTATGCTCATCACTGGCCCAAGTGGTAACGATGGTCTGGAAGGTGTCAGTTACATACCATACAAAGATATTGTTGGCGTATGGACTGTATGTTACGGGCACACTGGAAAAGACATCATGCTCGGTAAAACGTATACCGAAGCAGAATGCAAAGCTCTCCTGAATAAAGACCTTGCCACTGTTGCCAGACAAATTAATCCGTACATCAAAGTCGATATACCGGAAACAACGCGCGGCGCTCTTTACTCGTTCGTTTACAACGTGGGCGCTGGTAATTTCAGAACATCGACGCTTCTTCGCAAAATAAACCAGGGCGATATCAAAGGCGCATGTGATCAGCTACGTCGCTGGATATATGCTGGCGGTAAGCAATGGAAAGGCCTGATGACTCGTCGTGAGATTGAGCGTGAAGTCTGTTTGTGGGGTCAACAATGAGCAGGGTAACCGCGATTATCTCCGCTCTGGTTATCGGCATCATCGTCTGCTTGTCGTGGGCTGTTAATCATTACCGTGATAACGCCATCGCCTACAAAGAGCAGCGCGACAAAAACGCCAGAGAGCTGAAGCAGGCGACCGCCACCATTACTGACATGCAGCAGCGCCAGCGTGCTGCTGATGCACTCGATGCTAAATACACGAAGGAGTTAGCCAATGCGAAAGCTGAAAATGATGCTCTTCGGCGTAAGCTTGATAATGGTGGTCGGGTGCTCGTCAAAGGAAAATGCCCTGTGCCAGCCTCAGCCAAAACCTCCAGCGCCTCCGGCATGGGCAATGATGCCACCGTCGAACTCTCTTCAGTTGCTGGACGAAACGTTCTCGGTATCCGGGACGGAATTATCCGCGACCAAACAGCACTGAGAACGCTTCAGGAATACATCAATACGCAATGCCTGAATTAATCCCTCTGTATCAAAAACGAACTCAATTTGTTGGATAGTGAATGAAAATTTATATTGCCGGGCCAATGACGGGATATGAGAACTTTAATCGTGACGCCTTTAATAAAGAGGCAGATCGTTTGTCACGACATGGTCACTCTGTCTTGAATCCAGCCACTTTGCCTAATGGTCTGACACAACGTGAATACATGGATATTTGCTTTGCAATGCTTCGTTGTGCGGATGCTATTTTGATGCTTCCTGGCTGGAAAGCGTCTGCTGGAGCAACTGCTGAGTATCATTACGCATACAAGATGGAGATGCCGGTATTCACTACGCTGAATTACCCGCCAGCTTGTTCCTCTGCAGTATAAAAATCTCTTTGTTTCTCGTGTGCGATCGTGGTCGCTCGCTAAATTCCGCGCTGCATCGTCGCCGTATTCCCGCATTAACTATGACCGTAGCCCGACGGGGAACTCCTCTGCGCGAGTGTGCGGAAATAATCAAAAACGATGCACACCGGGTTTTTACCGCGCTAATGATTCGCGGGTTTGTCCCTCATGCTCGCTAGTCCTGTGCGAGGGTGGAAGAAACAGGGCATGTATTCAGGAGCGTGCGACCGTGGTCGCACGGTATCTTTGTCAGGAGGTTTTGATGAAAGAGTTGCAAAAAATTAATTCAATAATGGAACGATTAATTGCTCTTGAGCTTAAGCTGGCCGATTGCGGAAAACTGTGTGCTGAAAAGCAAAATGAGCTTTACCGGGAATTTGTTACAATCGTAAGTGAGCTGATGCCAATTGTTAATAACTGCCTAATGACATCCATATTTTTTAATGTCGATGCTACTACATCCAGAAAATTTACTGTGAAAATTCAAGAAAGAGTTTCTGGTAGTGTGACAAGAGAGATGGCTGAACAGTTTGTGGCAATGAGTAATAAAACAAAAAGAAAAAAGGCATTGCTTGTAACAGTAAATCAGCTTTCAGGGCGCGTTGACTTTCAGGTCAGACAGGGTGGGCGTGTACTGGTAAACGATGCGTTCGTTGGACGTTGCTTTAGTCCTTACTCGATGAAATATGATGTTGATGCAGATGATCAGGATATCAGCATTTCCTGGAAATCTGAGACAGCAGGGATTGTATTAACAGCAGAGTTGTTGAGTGATGATAAAAATGATGGCCAGCATCATTTGGACGAAAAAAATCATATTTCTGAAATTTGTATGAAGCCACGTAGTGGAATGACTTTATTGTCGCGAACTCTTGCTGCTGGCTTTTCTGCAACGGAGAAACGTGTGCTTCTGGTAGTGCCTGAAGATGCAGATATTCGTCCACTGAATGGCTGTGATGTTATTAGTGCAAAAACATTGCATACCCGCATCATGCCTGTACCGGATGTGGTCATCATTGATGATATTGAGAAATGCAAGTCTGTTTCCTCAACTGCCACAATCAAACGAATTTTACGTTGTAGCACGTCGGCTGTTGTATTCCAGAAGCAGTTACATAACTAACCAGTTTTGTTTTGCAGAACATCCTCAACTAAAAGCTTATAGAAAGAGAGCCAGAGATATTTTTTTTCTGTCTCTCGTAGTTGTTTATTTTTTCGAACAGGCTTACAACTTACAGGATATATACATGCAAGAAGAAGCAAAGAAAATTCTTGTTGATTTATTGAACAATGCCAGCGATGGAATTGATTCCGCCATTGCATTCAGTCAGGCTCAGATTCCGGATGTTGTTCATCAGTTGCTGGTATGGAATATAGTTGATAGCCTGATTAAAACATTAATAGCCATTTCAACAATCCCGCTGGTTATTTGGTTTATGAAGAAACAGTGCAAAAAAGTTGAAATTGGTAAGTTCGATAATGACGGACGCTCATGTGATAATGGACAGCCTAAATACAAACCGACTATGATTTGGGAAAGTGACGGTAGGTTAAGTGCTTTTGTCTTACCATTAGTAGCAGTTTTTATTCTATGGTTAAGTTTTATTATTTCTATAGTAGCCAATATGACATGGTTAAAAATCTGGCTGGCACCTAAGTTATATCTAATCGAATACGCAGCATCACTAATTAAATAGCCCATTACAAAAGCCATTCGCTACTGAGTGGCTTTGATAATGGCTTATACCCTACACGGGATAACTTAACTAATATCCCTTTTAACGGATAAAGGTATTCAAGCCTGACACATTATGCGCTGCATCGTCGCCGTATTTCCGCATTAACTATGACCGTAGCCTGACGGGGAACTCCTCTGCGCGAGTGTGTGGAAATAATCAAAAACGATGCATACCGGGTTTTTACAGCGCTAATGATTCGCGGGTTTGTCCCCCATGCTCGCCAGCTCTGTGCGGGGGTGGAAGAAACAGGGCATGTATTCAGGAGCGTGCGACCGTGGTCGCACGACGCTGGTCTGTCAGACATTGAATTCATTGCGAATAAACCAGAACGCCTGCGGGTCCTTTCCGGCGATCCGGCAGGCTACGGGGCGGAAGGCGCGCGGGTTTTCGCTATTTATGAAAATTTTCCGGTTTAAGGCGTTTCCGTTCTTCTTCTCCGTAACTTCATGTTTTTATTTAAAACACCCCCTGAAAAGAAAGGAAACGACAGATGCTGAAAACGGGCTTTTTGGCCTTTGTCATTTCCTTTCTCTGTTTTTGTCCGTGGAATGAACAATGGAAGTCAACAAAAAGCAGCTGGCTGATATTTTCGGTGCGAGTATCCGTACCATTCAGAACTGGCAGGAGCAGGGAATGCCCGTTCTGCGAGGCGGTGGCAAGGGTAATGAGGTGCTTTATGA